GAGATAGCAATGAAACTTGAAGATGTTCAATTCAACCAAATAAGAGAAGCATTTGCATTTGCACAAGAAATAAAAATGGCTAACCAGCCACAACAAATGACAGCGGGAGCTGTATAGGAGATAATATGGCAGCTACACCAAAGCCAGAAAGAAAAAAAATGAATAAAATACATACAGATGTTAAAAAAAGAAATATGGAACATAAGGCATCTGGAAGAATTTCACCTAGTAAACATGTAAATGTACAACAAGAAAAACAATTTTTTACAGAATTAGCTGGAAGAAAACCAAAGAAGAAAGAGATAAAACAAATAAAACGTTCGCATTAAGAATTAAATAGCCTATACAGGCAAGGAGTACAAAATGGCACACAGTAAAGAAGCACACGGAAAGATGCCTGCTATGGGCAAATTTAACGATGGACATTGGGAAAAGAAAATGTCTGATGTAGAATCAGCAGGTGGAAGATATGCATCTGAGATGAATACAGCAGAAGAATATAAGCAAGAAGCTGATAAATTATCGGGCTATGTTAAGAAACATAGAGCGCCACACTAAGTTTTTGAGCTAGTAAGTAAAATTTACTAGCTCATTTGTGCGATGGCACGCCATATATAAATGCCTAGCGGTCACGGCGAAACGGTGCTATATCCGGATTTAACGTTATCCGATCAGGTTAGCGAGGTTTCTCTGGTTAACCTAGACTAAATAAACCAGAGAGCTATTACATCGCGTTACATAACAAGAGGTTGAGTATCAATGAGTAAGAAAACACATCATGCTCCAGATTACATAAAAAACAAAACAGCAGACGTAATCAAACACGGATCTGGTAGAGCAGTCCCAAATGAGCAATGGCAAAAGAACATGAATCTAACTCCAGATGGTCACCCAACAGCAGCAGGTGCATTTCTACCTATGAAAGGAAGAGATAGACCATGCACGCATGTTAAAACGAATGAGTGTGACCATTGAATTTGTTTGGGTTTACAGCCAATATTATTGATGCTTGTTTTCTTATCTTTGGTAAAACAGGTAAATTTCTCAATGCTCGTGGTAATCGAATCTGTTTCTTAATAGATATAATCTGTTTAAGTTACTGGTTCTTTATGGATATCCAAAGAGGATTATATTCCCAAGGATGTTCATGTATTATTAGCATAATAATTTGTATTTATGGATTCATAAACTGGGGAAGGAAAAAACCGAATGGAATATAATTTCGATGGAAAAATACACGCGATCAACAAGGATTATGCTTCTATCTTGAAGAAGACGGATGTTGATGTTAAATCAAATGTTATGGATGGATTAAGTTCATTATCCGAACTTGTCAAAGATTATTCACACCAATATGCTGAATATCTTTATGAATTCAATAAAGAGAAGGTTATAAAGATTCTTGAAGAAAAAATATCAGAGTTTGGAATAAACGGATGCACATTTGATGAAGATTATCAATTTATTTATAGACCTCCTTGGGCAGTTGGTGCTTTGCTTAAAGATGGAAGTTTTGCATTAAAATTCAAACGAGCTGAAAAGGATAATTTAGATGATGAAAAATAGACTACTTTACTTATTTCATGTTTTTAAGATAAGTACACTTTACGTGGTTATATGATGGGATTGACTAAGTATGAAGCTGAAGAGTTGAAAAAATATCAACTTGAATATAATAAAAAACAATTTAGATGCATGGAAAAACTTATAGAACTGGAAAAACAAATAAATGACCAATACATTCGAGAAGACATATCAAATAGATCCACAGAGAGAAAAGTCGGATAATCTTGATAAGCATAGAGGAATTGAGATGAGTGATTCAGATTATTTGAAATTGAAAGAAAAAATGTTTGAAGAAATAAAGAATAATCACTCACAATTTGTCGAACTTGTCTATCGACAATCTAACTTAGAAGAGCCTATGAGTCCTATAATGAAAGAGAAATATGAGAGAGCTAAAAAGATCTGTGAAGATTCTTATGTGATCGATTTAAAACCAAAAAAAAAGATTAAATCTAAGGCTAAGAAATGATTCTAGATATCAATTGTAATGAAGTTCAAAAGACTAAGAGAATATCAGCCGGAGAACTATCAAAGAAAGCTTTTGCAGACACAACTAAATACAATTCTATTGAAGTTGGTCATGCGATGGTCGAACAGATTGGCAAACAACTAGAAGAATGTATTGAAACTCATTTGAATCTAGTCAATGATGATGGAGAATATTCATATCGTCTTTTAGATCAATTCACAGTCGTTATTCAGGGTGCAGATGATCCTTTAATCAAGAATGCCAAGAGGCGCAAGTTCTATTGCTGTCCATTTCTACCTAGTCCCCGTCCCGATCAAGCAGTTTTTTTGTACCAACGAGGGCAAGGACGCATAACAAAACGCCTATGGGTGCTGCCCAGTGATGTGGTGATGGCAGAGTTAGCATCATTACCAGTAGTAGACAAGCGATACAAAACGATGCAAGCATGGTCAGTGGCCTTTTTTGAGGGTAAATTTTGGGATTATATTCGTTATGAACATGATATTAAAATGGTATCTCAAGAAGAATTCCTTTCACAACATCGAGAAGAACTGGTCAAGGCGGGCTGTAATTTGTTTAATCCTGATCTCCCCCAACCCTTTGATTTCAACAAGATCCAAATTAAACAAGTCATAGACTCGTGAACATCCATTGTCTAATAGAATCTTTTCCACAATAGGATTTAAGCAAAGAATACCTATTGGTGCATCTCCTACCATAAAGTTCATTGTATTCCGATATTCATCAAATTTCTTCAAAACTTCAACACGAAGTTTTTGCATATCTATATCAAATTCAAAATTAGTATTGATATTGTCAAGATTTTCTTTTACATTGTCATTATTATTCACAAGGAGACTCCTAGATGACAGTTTTAAACCCAGAAGTTAAATCAAATGAGACAATTCCGCAACCAAAAGTTGAAACAAATTTGCAGCAGAAAGAACCTGAAACAAATATGGTGCATAAACAGACCGAAGATACAACGAAGACAGCTCCTATCGAAGAAAATCCAGACTTTAGAGCATTCAGAGAAGGCAGAAAGAAAGATAGAGCAGAGCGAGAAGCGGCTGAAAAGCGAGCAGCAGAAAAAGAAGCTGAGGTTATTGCGCTTAAAGCTGCGATGGAAAGTGCTTTTGCAAAATCGGCTCCAAGTCCTCAGGCATATCAAAACTATTATGGAACTAGTGGAGAAACAGAAGAGACAGAAGATCAAAAGATTGAGAAGAAAGTCAATGAACTTCTAGCCAAGAAAGAAAAGCAATACGAACAGCAAAGACAAGAAAGAGAGCAAAGAGAATATCCAACAAGACTATCAAGAGAATTGCCAGACTTTGAACATGTTTGTTCACAGGAGAATCTTGACTATCTTGACTTTCATTTCCCAGAACTTTCAAGACCATTGCAAAGATTGCCTGAAGGTTTTGACAAGTGGCATGATATTTACTATGCTGTTAAGAAGTTCATGCCTAACAGTCAGAATGCAAAGAAGGATGCAGTTAGAGCGGAGGTAAACAGCAACAAACCTAAGTCAATCTCGTCATCTCAAATGACACCTCCTGGTGAAAAGTCATCACTGTCAATGACAGATATTGAAAATCGTAGAGCAGAAAATTGGGCAAGAATGCAAAAAACTATGAAGGGATTAGGATAATGGATTTGGAATATGAATTTACTTTTATAAGAGAAGAATTAAAGGTAATAGGAATTCTCATGGTTTCTGGAACGGAATCCGATAAAATAGAAGCTGCATTCAAACTCGGATGTTTGTATAATATTTGTCATGAACATTCAATAAAATTTAAGAAAAGGGAAAAAGATGAATGATAACGAATATTCACTAGAAAATTTAGGACTAACTTTCTTAAAACATTCAAAGCTAGCAGAAAAGAATTTAGAAAGAGATATTGAAAGATACAGAGAAAATTATCCTAATTCTTCTATTCCTGAACATTTTAAAGATGTATTCAATTTATCGAAAGCTTTGGGAGTTCTTACGAATGAAATCCTAGATTTAAAGGATAAATTATCTATTCATATCAGTTTTACACACCTAAATCCTTAAAAGGATTGTAAGTAAATATTTTAATTGATAGATTGAATATGACCGCATAAAGAATTCGTCAATCACACTTCTCAGACTGCAAAGTACCTCGTCAGTACAGCTGAAAACGTTCATTCGCAGTGAACATATTATCAACTGTATAACGAGGTTTTTTTATGTCATTTTCTACAGGGATAACCAATATTAACAATATGGCTCCCGAGCTACCAGTGCAGGCAAGCGAGGATTTGTTAAGTACCCCTATGTTCAATTTGATCCACTCCTTTGGAGTAGATCTACATCATGCCGAATCCTATATCGGTAAAACTACACGTATGTCCCGTTTTGAGCGCCTATCAACAGATGGTGGACAATTAGATGGAAGTGGAATAGATCCAGCTGCTGAAGTACCTGTTCGTTCAGATATTGACGCGACAATGGAAATCTATGCAAAGACTATCGTCACGAACGAACAAGTCGTTTTGTGGGAAAATTCCAAGACTCTTACGAAATTCACTGCTTTACTTGGACAGTGGCTACGTGAGAAAGAAGATCTTTTGATGAGAGACCTATTCTCTTCGTCCGTAAAATGTGGTGCGGACGTTAAATCTTTTCTGATTGACTTGGAGTGCCTGGCTGCGTAAGCGGAGGTTAACAAGGCGGAAGGCGGAAGCCACCGTGAACGACTAAGTGAAAAGACCTCGAAAGAGGATGCGATAGTCTGAACTCGACATATATATGAAAGTCGAGAGGGAGATCCGAAGAGGTTTCCCCGCCTAGGAAACTAGGTCATTAAAGTAACAGAAATGATCTTATATAAACGCTACAGGGGGCTTAAACGGCGATCAGCCTAGTAACATCTCGTTAAACGATGTGAACAACATAGAAACGATTTTACTTGGTAATGATGCTCGTTCAATGCTAACAAACCTTGAAGCAACTCTTAAGTTTGCTACAGGTGGGGTTCGTGATGCATTTATCGCTCTTGCAAATACAAACTTAGCTTCTGATTTACAGAAAGTTCAAGGTGTATTGCTTAAATCTGCTTATCCAACTCAAGAAGGTATCAGACCAGAAGAGTATTGCTCTATCTCTAGATTCAGATTCTTTGTTTCCTCTAAGGCAGCCAAGATTCCTGGTATTTCTATGAGAGGAAATACGATCTATACGATCCCAATGTATGGACTAGAAGCAGCAGCCAAGATCGAGCAAAACAACTACACAGCGTTAATCGGTTATAGACCTCCTTGGGTAGTTTCTTCAGTTGCTCAGAATAGCCAATTGTACGCTAAATTTGCGATCGCTCGTGCGATTACAAATCAAAACTGGATCTCTGGACTGAATGTAACAACATTCCAACCATCATAAGGAGGTTATCATGGCTTTTACAATTCTTACAGGTGGTTCGTTCACATCTACAGGTGCAGGAGTTAAAATCCCTATGCCAAGTTCAGCGGACTACATGGTTTCTACTAATCTTACTCAAATGGGTTTGACTGGTTCTGTTTGTGTTCGTGGCGAATGGTTCGGCCCTAAATTCGGAGTAGGTGCATCTGCAGCTAATGACGGTTTACGTTGGAGAAAAGCAGGATCAAGCGCAATCTTGATCGACAAGTTTTCTACTTCCGTAGCTTCAGGCGGTTTCACTTATGTGACAACTACTCCAGTCGTTGAACCTCAAGCAGCTAACGCGATTACTGCGATTACTGCCGCTAATCCAGCCGTTGTTTCTCAGACTAATACTTATTCCGATGGGGATGTATTACAGCTGTATAACACAACAGGCATGTTAAACATTGCAGGAATGAATTTCCAAATCAGTTCTACTTCTGGTTCTGGTTATACATTACTTGGTTTGCCTGCTACTGTTTCCAATGGTTTTGCGACAGCAGCAACAGCAGGGTTTACACGTAGAATTTCTAAATTCAACGCTGTAGAGCCTGAATACCTGTTTATCACTAACATTTCCCAAGCTACACAAGCAGTTGTTTCGACATCAGTCGATCCAAGCCAGCATTACGTAGTCGGAATGAAGATTCATTTTAGCGTTCCTTATTCGTTTGGAATGACTCAAATAAATCAGTTAACAGGGAAAATCGTTGCAGTTAACGCAGTTTCAGCAACATCAAATATCGGTGCTTACAACTTAACAGTTGATATTGATTCGTCAGCCTTTACAGCTTTCGCATTCCCATTATCAACATTAAGCCCAACAGCAACCTTATTCGCTACGTTGTCGCCTGCAGGGGCTTCGACGCAGTTCGACCCAGTTTCTTTAGTTCAAACCGGATACGACTTCACTAAACAACCGTTTCGCACAGGTCAATTTGTTCCATATATGTTCCTTGCGGGTGGCGCTGCCTCTCCTGCTGGTGCAGCTGCGGACATTATTGATTGGGTCGCTTACAAACTTGAAAACTAAAAAGCAGGGGGGCAATTTGTCCCCCTCCTTTCATAAAAGGAAAAATGGCAAACCAATATTTACCAGGAGTTATTCAGATACCTAGCACTCTATTGATTACTAGCATGTCTCAATCATATCCGATGGTATTAGGTTTTATAGTGCCATCAACCGCACAAAATACTTATATCCCTAATCAGTTGGTTAGGTTAACGGTTCCTAAAACATGGGGAATGTACCAAGCAAACGGATTAACAGTGAAAATATTATCCGTCGGCGCATCAACTATGATTTTAGATTTAGATTCTACAAATTTTGATACGTTCATTAATGGTTCGAGTAGTTCCGAAACTCCTGCAAGTTTATCGCCAGCAGGATCAAGGAATCTGGAATTCTCGAATATCACCAATGACGTTCCATTTCAAAGCTTCAACAATATAGGTAATTAGATGGCAGCATTAATGATGTCCACAGCTAGTGGAGAAGTTCACGGATTAATCAATACATTAACCAACAGTGTTCCTTTCGATGATTTCAAGAATATGAAACCAGAACATAAAAAAGAGATGGAGAAACAGAAGAAAGAACATTCAAAACTTGTTAAAGCAGAATACATGAACTCACGAGGAAGACATGAACGTTTGACAAAACCTTATTGTAAATATGCTGGTGATCCGATTCAGATTTGGCATTTCATTCCCGGTAAAGTATATGAAGTTCCTCTTGGATTAGTCGAAGAAGTCAATGACAAGAATAAGATCTTAAAGAAGCGTGAAGGGTTACTTGAAGTAGATGGTAAGCCAGTAACTAGAGACGAATCACCTCTTAAAATGGATGAAGAAGGGGATTGGTTACATAAGTTTGTGGCAAATTCATTCTAATAAAAGTAGGTATATATGCCCACATTAACTCAAGCCAATAGCACATATGCTCAGATAGAACAAAAGGTAAGACGCTTGACAGCATCTGCAAGTCAATCCTCTTTATCTAGTTCCGATCTGGCTCAGTATGTTAATACTTTTTATAATTCAGATTTTCCATACGCTATTAAAATTGATCAACAAAGGTCTGTCTATAAATTCCTAACTATTCCTAACGTAGATCGTTACCCTGTAGATGTTAATAACCTACAGGGTTTTCGTGCACCTGTCTATTTCGAAGGAATACAAGGAAATTTTTTTAAGAACAGGGATCAACTATACAATCTTTATCCTAGATATCCTACGAAGTTTCAACAAGGTGCAGGTTTAAACGGATCAATTACGAATGTTGCACAACCTACAAATCCTACTTTAGTTACAAGTCCAGACCATAAATTACAGAACGGTTCTATAATTACCATTTCCGGTGTGGTTGGAATGATCGAATTGAATGGAAATACTTACACAGTAACCATTGTAGATTCAAATAATTTCACATTAAATGGAATAGATGATACAGCATTCACTC